CTAGCTGAATATCACTTGGTTGACGGCACAGCTTTAGAACCTACTGACTTCGGCGAGTATGACAAATCGGGAGTCTGGCGTCCAATCGCTTACACCGGCTCCCACGGCACCAACGGCTTCTACCTGAAGTTTGACCCCAGTGCCACCAACGGCATCGGTCACGACCACAGCGGCAACGGCAATCACTTCACCGCCAATAACTTCACCACCTCCGGCACTGGTACGGACGTGATGAGCGACACGCCGACGACGAACTATTGCACTTGGAACCCGCTGACAATTAGAAACGGCAGCGGAACAATGTCGCTAACCGAGGGGAACCTAAAGTTTGGCTCTACTGCATCTACTACTTATGGTTCAATCCTGGCGACCATAGCCCCCACTTCAGGCAAGTATTACTGCGAGCTTACTTTTGAAGGGACAAAATCAAGCAACTACAACCGTGAGTTGTTTGGAATTGTTCCTATCGCAAATTGGCAGACAAATACCCGTGTTGATGTTCATCAAATTCCAGGATCATTAGTCTATGAATCAAACGGTACTAGCAGCCTTGCACACGAAGGCACCGGCGGCGTAGCCAACACACAATCCTATGGTGTTGCTTGGGACGAAGACTCAAACATTGGCATAGCGATTGATTTTGATACACCTTCCTTGACTTTCTATGTAGATGGATCGTCGCAGGGAACCTTTCCCTACTCAATGACAGCCGGGGAAGCTTATGCCATTTTCGCTGTTGACTGGAGCAATTTTGTAGAGATCAGCGCGTTCATCCTTAACGCCGGACAACGCGACTTTGAGTACACCCCACCGACCGGCTATTTGCCGTTGAACACCGCCAACCTGCCCGCGCCGACGGTTAAGGATGGGTCGGCTAATTTCAATACGGTTACCTATACCGGCACAGGTGCTGCCCTGTCAATTACCGGCGTCGGTTTCCAGCCTGATTTTATTTGGTTCAAGCGCCGCAGTCATGCTGAGAATCATTGGTTACAAGATGCTGTCCGCGGTGTCACTAAAGGTCTGTATTCAAACCTCACCGATGCTGAAGCCACGAGGACTGACCAACTCCAATCTTTTGATTCAGATGGATTTAGCTTGGGAGTAGACGCTGCTGGTTTTACTAATATTTCTACCAGAACCTACGTCGCTTGGAACTGGCTCGCAGCAAACGGCACCTCAAGCAACACCGACGGCAGCATCACCAGCACGGTAAGCGCCAACCCCTCCGCTGGGTTCTCGATTGTTAGTTGGACTGGCACTGGAAATAGCGAAACAGTAGGTCACGGATTGGGCGTGGCTCCATCGTTTTATATACTTAAGTCAAGAGACAACGTTGAAGACTGGGCGGCATATTTTACCGTTGTAGATGGATCGCTTGACTACATTGCTCTTAACACAGGAAATACTAAGTCTGATTCTGGACTCACTGCACCTACTAGCACTGTGATTTATAGAGGCACGGCAGATGCTAACAACGAAAAAATGATCGCCTACTGCTTTGCCGAAGTCGAAGGCTACAGCAAGTTCGGCAGCTACAGCGGAAATGGTAATGCAGACGGTCCGTTTGTGTATTGCGGATTCAAACCAGCGTGGATAATGATCAAAAACACCACAACTGCCCAAGGCTGGTACATAAATGACAGCGCCCGCAATCCTTACAATCTAAACTATCTCGCATTGTTCGCTCAGAGTGCTGACGCTGAAAGTGCTAGCACTGGCGGCGCGGCATATGATTTCCTTTCCAACGGCTTTAAGCCAAGAACATCAAATAACGATTCAAACGGATCAGGTGACACTTACATCTACATGGCATTTGCCGAGCATCCCTTTGGAGGCTCCGGTGTTTCGCCCGCTACTGCTCGCTAGGATCTAACCATGGGATACCTAATCAACGGTCAGCCGCTTCGCGTTGGTCGCCCTTTCACTGATGCTGACGGGGTGCAATACCCGTCTAACTGGCTTCGTCTTGCTAGCGAGGCTGATAAGGCTGCAATCGGCATTACTTGGGAGGCTGATCCTGCCCCAGTCGATACCCGTTTTTACTGGGATCACGATCTCCCCAAGCGGCTTGAAGATGAGCCTGCTGTTGATGAAAACGGCGACCCGGTGCTTGATGCTGACGGCGTGCAAGTCATCAACTACGGCTTGAAGACTGAGTGGACCGCCAAGCAAAAGCAAATCGCTGGCAGCCTGCTTGCATCGTCTGATTGGTACGTCACCCGCAAGGCTGAGAACGACACCGCCATCCCGGCTGCTGTTTTGGCTTACCGCGCTGCAGTCCGTACCGCCAGCGGAACCCGCGAAGCTGAAATTAACGCCTGCACCACTACGGAAGAACTGGCAGCACTGCTGACCAATCCGGCGCAGGTCATGAATGACGACGGCGAGATGGTGGCTAACACTGAGCCGTTCATTACGCCATTTCCTGAGCAGGACTGATGGCAGTCAAGTCGAAGACGGCGCTGGGTCGGATTGACCACCGCCCTGGAAAGCCTAAGAAAACCCGTCAAGGTGCGGGTCAACACTCAAAAGCCAGCCACGGTAGGAAGAAGTATCGCGGGCAAGGCAGATAAATGGATCGACATACCCGCAACAACTGGCGCAAGATCAAGATTGCGTTAGAGGCTGCGGGTAAGACGGACTCTTGGTATTACAGACGCGCTCTAGTGATTTGCAACGGAGGCAAAGACCCGGTAGATCATGAGGATGTGCGCTTTTTGGACTTAGGCGATGCATGAGTTCAGCGACGGTGAGATGCGACTGATCTACACCGCTGTTCTGGCTTACCGCGAACGGGGCAAAGACAACCCATCAATCAGGCAACATCAGGCGACATTGCATCGCATCCTGAAACGCCTGAAGCCCTTGGCGTATTACAGAAGCTACTTACAGGAGGTATAGTTGCTAGATCCTGCACTGCAGGGTGGATGGCAAGACCCCAGCCGACGCCAACTCGGTTGGGGTTTTGTTTTTGAAAGACAGTTTTGCAACTGGGCTGATATTTAAGACGGTAGGATTTGGCGACGGTTTATCTCTTCTCATGATCAAGACCGCTTCTGCTGCTATTGCTTGCGTGGCCCTCGCAGCACCTGCAATGGCTGGCCCCTACGCCAACGTGGAAAATAACGCTGGCTGGGCTGGCAGTCAGTTCGCCGGATCTTCAACGGATCTGCATTTGGGCTGGGAAGGCTCGAATGGCGTTGCTTCCTACTACCTGCAAGGCGGCCCCACTCTTCTTAGCCCTAACGGTGGCGAGGCAGAAGTTGAGCTTGGCGGCAAACTTGGCGGTTCTCTTGCTGCTACTGAGGACGGAAAACTTTCCTTTTACGGTGAGTTTGCCTTTCTCACTGGCGACGCTGCCAACGGTTACGGCACCAAAGTCGGCGCCAAGTACAAGTTCTGATAGCGTCAGAACATCACACCACACCCAGGGGTCGCTTCGGCGGCCCCTTTTTGTGCAGTGGTTTGAGCAACTGCAGGTAACGCGCAACTATGCAGGCGCCTTTTGGCGCACTGTTGTGATCGGTTGCCTTAGGCCGGCTAACTGGCAATACTGTTGGCCGCCTTATTGGGTTGTGCCGTATCTTGACGACCTCTGGCGCTACTACAGCGAGCCGCCATACGCTGCTGAGCGAAAGGCTTTAGCCAATGAAGATTGACCAGTTTGAAGCGCCTGGGCTTCGTGTCACGCGGACGTTTGACCCGTGGAATGGGGCCTATTACATCGCGTGGAAGCCTGACGTGTCGATGTGGTTTCGTGAGCGCAAGACGCTATTGAAGTTCGTGGCGTGGCCAACCAAAACCCCGACGGGTGATCGTTTCCGTGATTGGCTCAACGGATTTGAAACTGACAACGCGACCAGATTTGTTGGCGAGTCTGAGCAGCTAAGCGAGGAGATAAAAGCCACGGGATTCGGGCCAGAATGTCACCTAGATGAGTCTGACCCTAACTACCAGACTCGCACGGTGGTCTAACCATGCAACGCATTTTCAACCTGATGGCGTTCGCGTCATTCATCGTCACTGGCACCTTCGTTGGCATCCTGTTCTTTTCGATCTACCAGCTAGACCGCTGGGAGAAAGAAGCCGTTGAGCGTTTAGGCGCTGGCGTCAAGGCTGACATTCAAAAGCAGCTAGACGAGAAACTAAAGCCGCCTATCAATGGAACCCCTGGCGCTTCCCTCTATTGAGCTGCCTGGCTCCATAGATCTTCCGCGGATGCAGATAGCGGTGCCGGTATTTCCGGCCCCATCTCACCCGGTATTGATTCCGCCAAGCGTTGAACCGAAGCCGCCGCCTGAACCGCCTAAAGCGGTAGACCCAGGCGCTCGTCAAGCTGTTCAAGAGCTTCAAGATCAGGTCAAGCAGCTAAACCTAAATATCAAGGCACAACAGCAGTCGATCGACAATCTGCTTAATCCACCGGAGATCGAAAAAATCGAGCCCAAGGTGGCCAGAATTGCAGTCCCTGGAACCCCTATTGAATTTGCGTTGCCCAGCGCTGAGGTTCTCACCGTGGCGACGGTAACGGCAGGAGCGGCTGCTGCTGCTTCTGTTGGAGCGACTATGGCTGCTCAAAATCTGACGAAGAGGTTGAAGCCTTTGTTTCAGACCGCTCTAAAGAAGGTTGCGAAAGCCCGCGGGGCAGACCTTGAGACATTCGGTAGGCGTCGATTGAGACTACGTCGGAGCAGAGAGAAGCCAATTTAGCCTCAGGGTGGATCATGAAACCCTTTTCAAATAGCTCAGCGCATTTGAGGGCCCTGACTAGGTGATAGTCAAGCTGATCTTTGTCTAGCTTTTGCTGCTCCATCCGCAGGCGCTTGCGGGCTAGTTCCTTGCACATCTCAGTGATTGAGCCGTCCAAGGGCACATTTATAGACAGCTGAGCCCCCAGATTTTGCATCCGCGTGTAGTCCTCACTAGGGATTGGATCCGCGTGAGCTTCTAGGTGAAAAGGAGTAACCACAAGAGTGGCGCCATTGCAGCTATGGCCCGAGCTGAAATGCTGGCGGCTAGGTGCACCGTTGTTATTGAACTGAACTGATTGGTTGGTGTTGTTGCTAGTGGCTTGGGCCCTGGGCGCTGAGTTATTGGTCGTCTCAGCAGCTGCAGGCCCAGCCAGGACTATTGCGAGAACACACTGAGCGAAGTGGTAGTAGAGGTGGTTTCGATGGTGCGGTCGATGTCGATTTGCTCGATCAGCGTGTCGGCTGTCCTGGTGGTGATTTCCAAGGTGAAGGGGTCGCCGTCGGTTGTCAGATCCCACGTTGTCGATGTGTTTGTAATGTCAGCAGCGCTAGGGGTGACGTTTTCACCCGACCACGTTTTAAGTTCAGAGCCATAGATCTGATGCTGGATTACCTCAGTGATCGTTTGTTCTGTGGTGGTTGTGCTCTGCATTGACCCCGTTGACCACGTTGGGGTGACTGTCTGAGCTGCTGCAGGGGCCGCGGCGAATAACGTGACGGCTAACAGTAGGGCGCGTTTCATGCCTTGGGTTTGGCCTGCTCTTGATTAACTGTAGGCGCGTCTTTCTTCTTTGCGTTGCGGCCAACGGTTAGCCCGTAGCTAGCGGCCATGCTGCTCAGAATTGACGCCGAGAACGTCACGTCAATGGACTGCTTAAACATGCCCATGTAATTGGCCGTGATGACCCCGCACGCCCAGATCATCAGGCCTAACCGGACGATGTGGCCTAGCCAGTCATGCTTGTCGTCTTCGTGCTGCTGGGTCTGATCCTCGTTCGCCATGATGGGTAGAGCCTTGACGTGACGTGGTTGAGTTAGCGGCTGCTGTAACCGGAGCCGCTTTGTCAGGCCTGTTGTTCAGCCTGAATGGCTACAGCAAACGAACCGCGCAAGACCGCGATTGCTTGGTGCGCCTTAGTGCCAGCGTAGACAACATCGCTGGACAGTTGGAAGAGCTGCACAAGGATCTAAGAGCTGACCGCGTTGAAATCTTTAGCCGCCTGAATGCAGCAGAACGCGCGATTGCGCGATTAGAAGGGCCAAAGAATCAGGCCTAGACTTTTAGCAAAAGGCAAAACCCATGCTTGCTCTGATTCGTCCTATCGTCTTCAGCTTCATGAAGACCGACGGCGTAAAGCGCTTGGTCGTTGACCTGCTGCGTGCTTACGCCAAAACCACTGAAAACCGAGTTGATGACAACTTGGTTGATTGGGTTGAAAAAGCACTCTGGCCCGGTAAAGACTGATCGTGCTGGATTGGATGGTGCCAATGGTGCTGCAGCTAAATCAGTTTTTCGCACGGTTTAGTGGGCAGCCACATCAGCTGGCGGCTATCCAAAAGCTTCAGGAAGACATGCCAGAGGAACTGCTACGGCACGACGCCGAGTGGTTCGAGCTATGGAAGGCCTCTGGCAAAGATCGGACTGAGTGGAACTACGTTCCCTATTTCAACCAGCTGGACCTGCCAAGCGGTGAAACCCAGTGCTTCACAACGGCAATGGCGATGGTGGCCGGCACCTATGCCCTGATTGCTGACCAGTGGGAGTATTACCGGGTACGGATGAAGTACGGCCCGACTGAGGAGGTCACCAGTCACCTAAAAGCCATGTCTGAGCTGGGTGCTGACGTTGAGTTCATCCAAGACGGCTCAGCAGACCTGCTCGTGGAAGAGGTCAGAGCTGGTCGGCCTGTAGCTGTTGGCTTCCTGCATCGCGGCGACATCACCACCGGCAGACCGCCTGAAGGCTTTGGCCATTGGGCTGTTGTCATCGGGGTCAAGGAAAACGATTACTTCGTCGTGCATGACCCGCGCGGTGAATACGACATGGGCACCGGGCAGCTGATTAATAGCAACGGCTTTGCCGTCCGCTACGACTGGGATGACTTCCTGTTTCGCTGGGAAGTTGAAGGCCCTGGCAACGGCTGGGCCATGATCATCAACGATCTGAATTTTCAGCCTGCTCCGTAGCCTTGCCGTAATATCGGCACGCCTGTTCGTACTGCCACACTGCTTGCCAGTCTTGGCGGTGCAACATTTCCATTCCCATTGCTGAAACTTTCCAGTAGAACTCTCCGTTTATCTTTACGCGCTCAATTTTCGGAGGGCTCATGTCATCGCTACCGTTGAAATATCCAGTCCCAAAAGTCATGTCACATTGCGGAGAATGGATGGTTGTTGAGTTCAGCCTGCAAGAGGAGTTGGCCCTTGAGCATCAGGCTAGGCAAATTCTCGGCACTACCGACCATGAAGAGGTGACAAAGCTATGCGCTCAGCTAGCTCGTCAGACGGCCTACCACCAGAAGCTAATGACCCAAGCGGTGCGCTACATCTCAGAGCTTGAGATCAAGCTGGCCTTGGCTGATGACGTGGCAAGCCTGCGGCCATGGTGGAAGCGCCTTCTAGGCCGCCAGTGAGAACGGGCTGCTCTGCTCTTTCATGAATAGCTTGATCTTGTTAGCGCCTTTAATGAAGTTCTGGCGGGCAGTCTCGCGGGTAGTGCCAGCTTGCTTGCCGATGTCGGTGAAGGTCGTTACGTCGTAGCCGTCAAAGCCAAAGCGCTTAGAGACAACATCCCTCTCAGACTCCGTCAGACGAAAAAAGGCCAGCTTGAGCTGCTCATACTGTTCGATCTGGCCGATGTCTTCCCAGCTGTCAGACGGGGTGCGCTCATCAGCGATCAGGTCAATTAAAGGCGAGCCGTCTTCTGTCGCTAGGCCGTTAAGGCTGACGTGAGGGGTAGAGCGCTGCATCACCAGCAGCAGCGTTTCCTCGTTCGTGTTTAAGGCCTCGCACCATTCGGCCATGGTTGGCGATCGGCCTTTTTCTTGCAGAAACTCGCGCTGCACTTGCAAAGCCTTGTGCATCATGTCGGTCTGATGCTGAGGGATGCGGATCAATTTATCGGTCTGGGCTATGGCTCTTGTGATCCCTTGCCGAATCCACCAGTACGCATAGGTACTGAACTTGTAGCCCTTTGTCCCGTCGTACAGCTCAGCAGCCCTAGCTAGGCCAACAGTGCCTTCCTGCACGAGGTCCATCATTTCAAGACCGCCACCTTTTAATCGGTTGCGGTACTTTTTGGCCACCATCACAACCAAGCGCAGGTTGCAACGAATGAGCCGTTCGCGTGCTTTTAGCCCGCGCTTCATTTCGCGCTTTTCTTTAGGCGTTAGCTCGCCTTCAGTGTCGCGCAGTTCGAGATACCGCTTGACCAGTCGCGACAGCTCAATCTCTTCGTCGGGGCGAAGCAAAACCTCGCGCCCGATTTCGTTGAGATAATCCTGGAAGCTGTCGCTAGACATGGGTCAAAGATGACGGGGCAACCGTAGCAGGGTTAGCCAATCTCGCCAGTGACGCTGTCGAAGTTGAAATCCTTCAGCGCGTCATGCGAAAAGATCCACATTGCAAAAGCAACGTGAGACTCTTTGGCTTGTTTGTTGATTGGAATGAAGGGGTGGCTAGCTGCCCAATAGCTCTCGAACAGAGCCACCGCATCTTCGTGAGACATTAGAACGTAGGTTCGCTGCTCTTCGGTTTTAGCGGAGAGAACGAACCGGAGTTACCCCAGAGGCCACCCCAAAGGGTGAATCCTGTGACTTCCTGATAATCGTCTTTGCCGCGATAGACGCGAACCTTGGTGCCTTCGGCCTCAGCCTGTTCGGCCATGGTCATGAGCCAAGTGGCCGCGGCCATTGCTTCAGTAGGGGTGAAGTCAACTGCCAAGTTGTGCTCAGGTGAGCGGTCGTTGGTGCGGTTTTGGTTTTTGGTAATGCGGAAGCGGGCGTTGAATGCAGCGTCTGCCATGTCAGTTAAGCGGGGTGATGTTGTTTGCCTCTTCAAAAGCCAGCACATCCGCGAGGCGGTAACGGATGCGCGGTTCGCCAGCTGGAATGGCCAAGCGTGGCATTTCGTACCACGGCGGGCCAATGGGTTTGCCCTTTCGTGAGATACGGCGCCAGTTGGCAACAGTGCCAGCCATGATCCCGTAACGCTTGGCTAGCTGACGCTCAGTGAGGTACGGGCTAGAGGTGTCGGTCATTTGCTGATCAGCTTTTCGCGTTCAGTGAGCAGCTTGAGCAGGTGGTCATGCTCGGCCTCGCTTAGCTCGCCTGTGTTTTTGTAGGCAGTGAGCTTGGTTCGGGTTGCCTTGGCCTGTTCTTCGTCGGCGACCTTGTTAATAACCTTTGTCGCCGACTTGGCCATGGCGCTCAGAACGATGGCCTTTGCAGAGTTTCCTTGCTGCTGCAGTTTGGGCTTAGCAGCTGCTGGGACTGGGGCTGGTTTTGCGGCGGGTTGTGGATCAAGATCCGCAGCGCCAGCGTCATCGTCAACAATGCCAGGGGCAATGCCAAGGATCGCGAGTAGGGCATAACGCCGGTAGTAAGTACAAGCCCCTGCAACCGAATGCATGGGATTGCGGGAGGTATCCGTGATTAGTGGCAACCGGCTTTCGATCCGCTCGCCGCTGACATGCAAAAGGCTAGTGACCAAAATCGGCCGTTCTTCGCCCTCTTCAAACGTCTGCACAACTGCAAGACCGTTGCTCCGCAGTGCGGGCAGAAGAATGCTCAGGATGCCTGGCAGCGTTGCATATTTGCCGTAGTTGGCGCGGCCATCTTCGTGAATGGTCGGCAGCTGTCCGTACAGGCTGCACAGAGCTTTAGGCAGCTCTTTGAGTTGTTCGGTCATAGGAAAACAGGGTTCTGGGAAAAGGCGTAGTTAGGCAGGCGGATGGTTTCAACGCCTTGGCTATAGCCAGGCCACGGCGGCTCCATCTGCCGCCATGCCTTGATTCGTCTGAGTGCCTTCTGCTGCAGCTTCGAACCTTCGGCCAAGCTGTCGTCATCTAGCTCGTAGATCCCGACGTTGTACGGGTACTCAACCTCAACGACAAGGAAGATAAAGCGCTCAGCGCCTTTGACCCCTTCTAGGTAGTGAGCTGCTGAGAGGTGATATTTGAAGTTGGCCACCGTCTTGGCGAACTCAGAACGCGATGCCAGCGAGCTGGTGGTTTTCAGGTCAACGATGACCGATTGCCCATCGTGCCAGTCAGGACGACACTTGCAGCGCAGGTCGGTCTCAAGGTCATCCCAAAAAAACGACTGCTCAGCCTTGCCGCTATAGAGCAGGCGACTGGCGTCATCGTGGTTGCGGACTGCAGCAACAATGCTTTGAGCTAGCGCCCATTCGCCGTGAGTGATCGGCTCTTTGCCCTGGGCCCTGATCGCCTTCTCTTCCTCTTTGCCGATTTTGGTATTGCGAGCGGCGCAAACCACATAGTCGGAGACGAAGCGCTCAGGCTCAAGCACTGCGGTGTGGATAATTTCACCACGCCTGAAGTAAGGCTTTGACTCAGGCAGGGGCCGTTCAGGGCTCTCCCACTTCATGTAGTAGTGATGCCCAGAGCGCAGGGCGTCTTTGAGCATTGACGAGCCTATGGCGCCGTCTGAGTGGTAGTCGTAATTAGTGAGCATGGTTAGGACAGACAGTTTCTGGGATTCATATCGGATGCTTTTTGAGAACGTGCTTAAAAGCTCCAACGATGTCTTCCCAGAAAATCGTGGGGGTCTTGCCTTTCCACTGAACGCTTCTGTTGTGAATCAGAGCTTCAGTCGGCTGAGCCGTATAAAACTTGTGCTTGCAAGACGGGCAGGCACGACGACGAACAAAATCCCCCTGCTCGGAGCGATAGGTTGACATCACATCAGTAATTAGGCTCCCGCAGTTAGGGCACGGCGGGCCCATCCGGTTCGCTCCCATTTGCTAGTTGCAGTCAGAGTCAATTTTTGGCTAGTTGCTCGCAGGCGCGTTGAATGCCGGCCTGGCAGTCATGGTGCGTCATGTCGTCGAGCGAGCCCGAGACAAAGAACATGCCGATCCCGGTGATGCCGGCGAAGAGAGCAAGAGAAGCAATGATTTTCATGGTTAGACGTGTCCGTTGGGGGCCTCTTCGGCCGCAAGTTGGTTGAGGAGTTGACGTTGCCAAGCGAGGCAGGCTG